TGACCGCTTTCACCTTCTTGGTCGGGGGAGAATTTTTATTTTTACGTATTTTCGTCGATTGCGTACTGCGTTTACGTTTACCATGACCAGGACCAGGACCAGTAGATATGGACATGGGGTCGGGCGTCCCTGTAGATATGGACATGGGGTCAGGAACAATATCCATATCATTATCATTGACCGCTTTCACCTTCTTGGTCGGGGGAGAATTTTTATTTTTACGTATTTTCGTCGATTGCGTACTGCGTTTACGTTTACCATGACCAGGACCATTCGATGCAACCGGAACGGGCAATGAGTCATCGCGAGGTGGCGTAATAGAAAACGGTTCAACTACTGTACCCATTTTGGTATATTTATTTGAATCAAAATATTTCACAAGGGAGACAGATGTTGTAATTATCAATCGTTGCTGGGGGTCAAATACGTGTAATTTGTCCTGATCGTTTTTATACATAACAATTGCGTGTCCAATATTCCGGCGACGTGTAAATAATAAAATGGTTAAGTGACCGGGTTTGAGTTTGTCGTTTAATATAGTTAACCAGTTTCTATACTTATAATGAATGCGTTTCATGGTGTCTATACGCTTATAAGAAACAATCTCGTGTGGTTTGCCGAGACGGTTATATAAGTAGTTTAACATGACATCGGCGGTTACACCACATTTGTTTTCATTATAATATTTTGCAATCTCTTCTGCTTCAACAATATCGTTAATAATTCCGGTAAAGTAAAATGAATTTACTACACAATCCATTGCATCCGGTCGAGGAATGTGGGATTGTAAAGGTTTCCTTTCTAAATGTTTGCGTAGTTTTGATTCATTGAATTTAAATTGTAATAGTTTCGAATCTTGATTCTTATCAAGAATCGCGGGATTGGGTTTGTCGCTCATAACCAACCGTACGTATATAATCTATACGTATATTAGATTATGTATGTGTAATCAAATCATGTACCCTTGAAATTGGAATCCGCTTTGGCTGCAAATTGTTGGACGGATTCAAATCTTCAATGGTGTATTGCAAAAGAGTGTAAATCTGCATCGGTGTATTGCGACCACGACCCCCCGTTTTACTGTCGCAACGGCACCAGCACCAGCACCATTTACAATAAAAATAAAAAAGAGGTATTACCCCCTTTTTATTTTTTTAGATTATATTACAATAATAACTTACACGTACATTGCTAAGAAACTTTGATTTTGCTGTTTATCATTATTGATAAGTATATCTGCTTCTTTTGGAGTAACTGTAAATGGAAAGCTTACCTCTAACTTAATATCCTTATCAAATAGGGGTGTATCTTTCTTCATAAGTCTAAAGAGATTCAACTTAGTATGAATAATTTCTAAACATCTCTTCAGATTTCTAACACCATCCTCTTCCTTTGTCATACATTCACTCGCAACAATGTGTTTGATTGTTTCATCTGGAATGATAACATCGCCTTCATTAAAGTTGACCTGTTCGCGAATTTTGGGAAGGAGATACTTTCGTGAGATAATCACCTTTTCAGCAGCATCATACCCCTTGGTTTGAATACGATACATTCTATCACGAAGAATAGGATTGACCTTACTTTCGTCATTATAACTGAAGATAAATAGACACTTACTTAGGTCAAAATTCACTTCAGAGAAGTACTTATCGTGAAATTCATTGTTTTGAGACGTATCTGTCAAATGAGTTAGAATGCCAATAATTTCTTCACCACGAGGAGTATCACTAACCTTATCCAACTCATCAAAGTAAATAACTGGGTTCATTGACTTGCTATCAATTAAGGTTTGGACGATTTTTCCCCAACTACTTCCTTCGTATGTGTATGAATGTCCTTCCAAGAAACTACTGTCGCCAGTTCCTCCGAGAGCGATGAACGTGAAGTCGCGTCCAAGGATTTTACTAATTCCTTCCTTTACAAGTGTAGTTTTACCTGTACCCATAGGTCCTTTGATAGCAATCGCAGTACCCATAGCAGATGGATTAGAAATCCATTGACCTACCATTTGCAGGATTTGAAGCTTAGCATCATTTAATCCATATACACATTTATCAAGAGTAGTAATAGCATTATCCATATATTCATGACATGCATCAATTCCATCTGCCATTGAAATAGATAGATTACGGTAAATTCCGAAAGGAATACGCATAAAGGTATCAACCCAGTTCTTCACTTTAAAATACTCATTATCCCCTACTTCCATGGATTTCAACATACTCAGCTTTTGCATGGCTACTGCCTTGAACTTAGTCGGCATATTTGTATCAAGAAGAGCTAATCGGTACGGTTTCTCAATATTCGTATGTGAGTTAATCTCCTTCAAGTGTTTCATAACGGTAAGCTGCTCCTTGTTCGAAAGCTTCTTCTTGAAATAATCAATCTCATTAGTTCTCTTTTTGTCGGCATGAATTAGCTTATGATAATTTTTAGCATTTGTAACACGAGTATTCTTCACGAGTTCTTTAATAGAATCGTCATATCCCTTGATAGCTTTTAGTAAAATCTTGCTATTAGGGTTATTGTTGAGTTTTTTCAACGTAGTATTCTTCAAATCAATCAATTCAAGGTAATCTTTTTCGGCATCTGCTAATTCAACCTCTTCTTCTGTTGTATCTTTCTGTTTGGTTTGTTTCTTAGACTTCTTGTTTTTCTTCTTCTTTTCAGAGTCGGGAACTTCAACCTCTTGATAATTTTCTTTCATAAATGTTTTCTCATCTTCACTATCACATTCAACATCGTCATCATCTTCGTTGTATTCTTCATCATCTTCAACATCGCCCTGTCCGTCTACCAAAAGAATGTTGTAAAATCCTTCACCTGCGTCTTCGTATTCTTCCGAATCATCGTCATCTTCTTCTTCAGACGAAGTTTCATATTTACGCGATTTCTTATTTTTTTCCTTTGACGAATGATGCTTACTTTTATGAGATTTATTTGCGTATTTTTGTTCGAGTTTATCAGTTGTTTTGGCACGCTTATTCATATACTTTGACGGGAACATCTTAGAAACAAGTTTTTGTATTTCACCGCGACTAATTGAAGTTCCTTCTTCTTCGTCGCTTTCTTCGTCGTCATCTTCGTCGTCATCTTCGTCGTCATCTTCCGTCTCTTCAATAACTTCCTCTTTCTTATGTTTTTTAGGAGGTTCATACGTAGAATCGCTTTCAGATTCCCATTCTTCTTCATCACTGCTTTCAGAATCAGAATCTTTGGACTTACGTAGTTTCATCTTTGAAGACTCCTTCTTATTTCTGGTCTTCTTAGATGAAGTGTTCTTGTCAATATTAGCTGGCATTGTATTAGGTTTAATCTAATCTTTAAATAGTTATGATAAATAGTATATGAAATTAGTTTTCAATTTTTTACATAAAATTGAAAAGAAGGATATAAAAATATAAACAGTATAATTATAGGGTTAATCGCAAATATGACCGAACCGAAACAACCTTCTCGTATCATTGGGGTACAGTTTAGTATGTTATCACCTGAAGAAATTCGTAAGAATTCAGTGGTGGAAGTTACGACACGTGATACATACATAAACAACAAGCCCGTTCCGAATGGTTTATTTGATTCTCGAATGGGCGTATTGGAACCAGGTATAATTTGTCCGACGGATGGGTATACATATATTGATACCCCCGGTTACTTCGGGCACATTGATTTGGCACGTCCGGTATTCTTCATTCAACATATCAAAGAAATAATGAAAATAAGCAAAACGATATGTTATAAATGTAGTAAGTTACTAATCAATAAAAACGAACATAAACACGTACACAATATGCCGTCTGACAAAAAATGGAGCTATGTATATAATACAGCATCAAAGGTTAAGCGTTGTGGAGATTTATCTGAAAATGGTTGTGGTTGTAAACAACCAAGTAGTATAAAACTTGAAGGTATGGCTACAATTATGGCAACATGGGACAAAGTAGAGTCAGAAGATGGGGGTGAACCGACATCCGTTCAACTACGTCTAACACCTGAGATTATTTTGAAAACCTTTCGACGTATTTCGGATGAAGATGTATCATTTATGGGATTCAGTCCATTGTGGTCTCGTCCAGACTGGATGGTTTGTCAAGTGTTACCTGTTCCACCACCTTCTATGCGTCCTTCAGTAAAGCACGACGCACAACAACGAAGTGAAGATGATTTGACGCACATTTACAGTAACATTATCAAGTATAATCGTGATTTGGCTGATAAAATTGCGAATGAGGCTTCTACGAATGTGATTGAAGGCTTATCCACACAGCTCCAGTATTTCATTGCGATGATTGTGAATAATAAAGTCAAGGGAGCGGACAGTTTGCGACAACGTTCCGGACGTCCTTTACAGTGTATTACTGGGCGGTTGAATAGTAAGGGTGGGCGTATTCGTGGTAATCTTATGGGTAAGCGTGTTGATTTCAGTGCGCGTTCTGTTATTACAGGTGACCCCAATTTGTCTATCCGACAATTGGGTGTTCCCATGAAGATAGCCACAAATATTACCAAACCGATTACAGTAAATGACCGCAATCGCGACTTCTTGATGAAACTCGTTCAGAATGGTCCGGAAACATATCCCGGTGCCAAGATTCTTGAACGGAAAAATGGTGAAAATATTTCACTAAGGTACGTAGACCGACTTTCTATACGTCTTGAAACTGGAGACATCGTTCACCGTCATATGATGGATGGGGATGCCGTTCTCTTTAACAGACAACCCAGTCTTCATAGGATGAGTATGATGTGCCACATCGCTAAGATTATGAAGAAGGGTGACACATTTCGTATGAATGTTGCAGACACAAAACCTTACAATGCCGATAGAAAAATTGGCTGCACTTACGCAGCCAAGATAATTATTCTCAAACAATAATCATCAATGTTGGCAACAGGGGGCCTTAAAAGGGTGCTACCCCCTAGTAGTCAAGTTCGATATAGAACTTGGCTGCAAGATACCTTGTTGACGGGAAACTCCTAAAGTCATCACTACCACCTCACTATGGAAACTAAGTGAGGGAACTCGGTTAATAGCCGAACCCAATGGTAATAAAGTGATGAATGATAATTTATGCAAATAAATTTGAAATGGACAATCCGCAGCGTTACCGTCTAAGTCCGATATGATAGGATATGATGGGCGCTCAGAGACTGAACGGGTGTCGGTGAGTTATGATGGACTAATCATCCGGAACTTGCTTAAGATACAGTCCGCCCCTCTGGGAAACCTTTGGGATCAAGCGTTTGATGGGGATAGATTTTGTCCCAAACAGGTGACCGCCCAATAAGTTGTAGATATACTTATTGGGGAAAACGGTGTAAATTCTACTGGTAGGTGTATTTCGCATAGGTACATTTTACTGATATAATCATCTAGTCATTCTTTAAAATAATAATATAAATATAACTCGCTCTCTATAATAAAATAAAAATGATATTAGATATTGGTGAAAAAGATAAAGTTGTTGGTCAAATATATAAAATGACTAATACTACAAATGGAAAGGTTTATATAGGTCAAACACGTAGTCACAGGTTAAACCATAATAAATATAGACCATTTGGATATTTGGGAAGATTCAAAGACCATATTCATGAAGCATTTTCAAGCAAAAAAACACAAAGTAAATGTTTGAATTCAGCTATACGAAAATACGGTCAAGATAGTTTTACTTGTGAATTAATACACACTTGCGAAGTGAATAATTTAAACGAACAAGAAGAACAATATATCATTGAATACAATTCAAAATATCCAAATGGCTATAATTTAACAAATGGCGGTAAGGCTTTTACTGATGTAAAAGGAAACTTTTATTGGAGAGAAGAACTCCCTATGCCACCAAAGTTTTCAAAACCTCAACCGAAAAGTGACTATACAAAACAGTTGATTTCTGAACGGTTAAAATCAGCTCTTGATAATGAAGAACATCGAGAGAAAATGATGAAACTAACTCAGAAACAACATTTGACAAAAAAATATGACCTATTCAAAGATGTAGTAATAGTAGACGATGATATTGATAAATATATTCGGGTTATCAAAAACTATACGAATAACACTGAATATATCCGTATCGTCATTGATAAAAAACGAACAAATTTTGTAGGAAAACACGAACCAATAGATAAAATAAAAGAACGAGCGAAAAAATTTATATTAGATTTAAAAGAGTGGCAACGTAGCCAAATTGACGGGAATTTCTTTAGAGCCCATACTACCACCCCATAATGGAAACATAATGGGGGAACTCGGTTAA